TCCGCATGGCGTATTTCGGGTTCTCGCTCTGCTGTGGCTTCGGGCTTGCCGTCTTGACTTCCTTCGCCATCTGGCTGAGTGCGAGGCAGAGCTGGATGTAGCTTTTAAGCTGCCCTGCGTGGAGGCCGCCCCTGCGCCCGTCGCCCGGTTCGTCGAACTGGAAGAGCCGGAACTCGACCGTGCCTTTGGTGAAGGTTGCGTGGTAATTGAGCATATGGTAGCGGCTGTCGTTGTAGTGCTGGTCCCTGCCGTAGCTTGCGCCGTGGCTTGTGTACCAGATGTCCGCAAGGGCCGCCATCGTGGAAGGTTTCTTTCTGTTGACCTGCTCCAAAAACCGTGGGTCAACCGTGCGGCAGTAGCGGTTCATCCTCCAGCGGTCAAGGTTTAAGGCATCCGCTATCAGGCTTTCATGGCCTGCCATGATGTTGGCGAGGTTTCTGAGGCTCTGCGGCGTGTGGCCTTTCGCCCCGATGTGGATGTGTACCCCGCAGCCCCTCCCTGCGTCGCTCTTCGCTCCAGCGTGCCGTAGCTGCCGGATAAGCTCCTGCAGGGTTTCCATGTCCCCGTAGGTAAGGATGGGCGTCACCAGCTCGCACTTTTCGCTGTCAGGCCCCGCGATGCTCACGTCCTTCTGGAATTTCCACTCCCTGCCCTGCGCATCCCATGCGGAGTAGGTTTCGTAGCCGTTCCTGCGTGCCGTGTATTCATGCCTGCCTGTTCCGAAGAAGTCCGCTGCAATTTTCGCCGCCCTGCTCCTTGCGATGCTGTTCATCTCCACCTCAACCCCGATGGTCTGCTTTTTCATTTCCTCAACCTGCCTTGCTAACTTTGCGTTCATGCTGTTTTCCTCCGTTTTCTTTGTGTGTTTTCCCTTTCGGTAGTACACATATTCGCTCTAAAAGGGGATAATAGCAAGTCAATTCGAGGCATATATTACACAATGTTTTCCGCAGTTTTTTGTGTATTTTATGGCTTTTTCAGGCCCTCCATGGAGGCTGCCGTGATCTGTGCGCCAAGCCGGAATCCGTCCTTAAAGCCTTCGCAGATGGTCTTGCACTCAAGGTCGGAGGCATCGTCCAGAAGTTTCTCCAGCAGTGCCTTCCCCTCACTGTCCAACAGCCCTTTCAGGCGTTCAATCTCCCCGTCGATGCGCTCCGCAAGCTCTGCCATCTCCGGCGTCTTGTCGTTCCGGTTCTCCCACGGCACGATCTCACCAAAATAAAGCTGTTTCAGAATGTCCTGCTCCATCTATTCATCCTCCTTTATCCTGCGCACCACATCCTCGCCGTAAATTGCATGGAGGCTGCCGCCGTTGTCCCATGCGACCATGACGCTCGCCGTGTCATCCACACCTTCGACTGTTCCCCGCGTCCCGATGGGCGGGGCCTGCACATCGTCCATCCGTACAAGCTCCACCCGTGTGCCTGCAGGGTACTCCCTGCGGACACGCTCCACAATCTCCCTATTCGGAAAGTTCATTGCTGACCGCCTCCTTCCTTTCGCCGTTTTTGAATGCCGAGCTGCCGGAGAGGTTCTTCAGCAGGATTTTCCGCTCGCCCTTGTATTCCGCCCCGATGAATCCGAGCCGGAGCAGGAAGCACCGGAATGCGTATTTTTCATTGTCCGCAGGCTTTTCCTTCGCCGTGATGCGCTTCTGGTTCCTTGCCATGTCGCAGATGGCGGCAATGAAATGGGTGTAGGCTTTCACCGATTCGCTGTCCTGCCCCTCCGCAAACCATGGGAAGGAAACCTTCTCCCCGTCCGTTTCAATCGGGAGGCTGTCAACCGCCAGCGCCTTTTTAATCAGGCTCCCTTTGGCATCCACCAGCTTCCGCAGGTTCTCCAGCGCGGCATCCGTGAAGGAATCCCTCGGCATTGCCACCGTAAGCCCCAGATCTGCCCCCTGTGCCTCCGTTTCCGGCTCCTCCGCTTTGTTTTCCGCATCCGCGCTTTCTTCTGCCGTGCCGCCTTCCTGCGCCGTTTCTGCCGGGGCTGCGACAATCCCTCTTTCCGCAAGCCGCTCCAGCAGGTTCTCTATTTCCTCACTGTCCGCCCGGTCGTCAAACTCCACCGCGCCGGTCTTGTCGATGTGGAAGTAATCCACCTGGTAAGCCGCTGTCGGCATTCCGAGGTATTTCGGCTTTACCCCTAAAATCTCCCCCATTGCCTGCACCAGCGCCTTCCGCTCTGCCCCTGTCCTGTTGAATTCAAACCTCATTTTTTTGTACCTCCTTCGTTTTTCGGTACTACATTAATCACTCTGAACGGCAGAAATAGCAAGCGGTATGTGAGAAAAAATGTCACAATAAAAAGTCCGGGAACTGTGCGTAATACACAATGCCCGAAAGCACGAAATAAACATTCGGCAGCGCCACGCCATTGCCCCACATCTTATATTCAGCGGAATCCGAATGCGGGGCTTTCAGCCACTTGATGATCTGCTTATCCGTTTTAGGTTTTGTGGAAGTCCCTGCAATCTTCCGATGGGTCTCAAAGACCTCCCGCCAGAAGGCAAGGTCATCCTCCGTGGGTTCTTCCGTCCCAAGGCCGCTGCACCACCAGTCCGGGAAGCCCTGCAGCCTCGCACACTCCATCGGCGTCAGCCTGCGGACGATATACTCCGGCTCCATGATATGGTAGTCCCCGCTGAACGCCTCCTGGTTGCCGAGCCACTGCTTGGAGCCCATGCTTGCGGAAAGTGTGCCGAACACCTCCTTGCCGGATGCCGTCTGTACATCATTGATGACAGGCGGGTCTTTATAATCTGTAGCCACCAGCGTGTTTGCCAGTTCTTTTTCTGCCCGTGTGAAATGGGAATTCTTGCTGGTGCAGTAGGTCGGGTATGCAACAGCGTGTCTGTCCACGGCGTCAAGCGTAAAGGACACATCCTCATTCACGCCACTCCCCTGCGGCCCGTTCTCATCCTTCCTGCCAATCATGGAGCCCTGCACCGCCACCACGGCAATGCCGCCCTGGTTGCAGCCGGGATTCCCGCCGTTCCCGTCCAGAGTCCGGGAGGTATCCGCCTCATAAAATCCGCTGTGCGGGTTATCCGATTTCATGGCATTGCTGTCCTTGGAGCAGATACCGTATGCCTGCACCACCAGCTCATTGCAGCGGCTCTCCCCGACATCAAAGGTGTTCAGCGTGTTTGCCACCTTCCCGTCCTTCCAGGTCGGCGCATCCCCTTTGTAGTGGGCGCGGTACCCCTTGCAGAAAGGCACGAACACCGTCTGGTCATTGTTGCAGGAGAGAGTTGCGGATTTGTCATCCTGTATGATCGCCCCTTTGCCGCCTCCCTCACAGCCGGAGCGGATTTTCAGCGTCTTTGGCGTTTCCACCACGAACGGTTGGTTATTGCCGCCCATGCCGTAGGTGGAGCTGACCGTAGGCGCCGTTTCCAAAGGCCCCGTATATCTCGTATCCTGCGAATGGTTCTCATAGAGCGCCACCGCAGCCGGGACCGTCCCTGCACGGAGCGTGGGCGAGGTTTCCTCCTCATACCCAATCCCACGCGCCTTTGCGGAATGCTCCGTGCAGAAACCGGCCGATTCCAATACGCACGGGGGATGGTGCGCCTCTGCCCGCAGGGTGCAGGTCACGTCATCCGTCACGTCCATCCTCTGCCCGCCCTGGTCGTTCAGGCAGATGCCGCCTGCCGCTCCAATGCAATCCGCAGCACCTCCGGCAGTTCCTTGCCACGCACGGAAGCCCTCCGCAGAATACCCAGACACGCCTTCGGACTCAAATAATACCTTTCCGGCACTCCCGCCTGCAAAATCTGCGACAAGGTAGATGCGTTTCCTTCGCTGGGGGATTCCCCAAAACTGGGAGTCAAACACCCGCCATGCGAGGGAAAAGCCGTCTGCCACGATGCTTCCGGCATTCGCCCACCTCCCCTTTGGAGGTCCAGGTACAGAAATACTTTCGTCTTTGACGGAGCAGACCGCTTCGAGGACTGCCTTAAAGTCTTCCCCTTTATTGGATGAGAAGGCTCCGGGGACGTTCTCCCACACGATAAACCTTGGATATTTTCCATCTGTTGCACACCTCATTTCCTTTACGATTCTGATTGCCTGATAGAACAAGCAGGACTGCTGCCCGCCAAGCCCCGCCCGCTTGCCGGCCACCGACATATCCGTGCAGGGCGAGCCGAAGGTGATGATGTCCACCGGGGCAATCTCTGCGCCATCCACCGCAGAAATATCGCCCAAGTGCTTCACGGAGGGCAGCCGCTTTGTGGTCACACGGATGGGGAACGGCTCAATCTCCGAAGCCCATAGAGGGGTGATGCCTGCAAGCAGCCCGCCCAAAGGAAAACCCCCGGAGCCGTCAAACAGGCTGCCGAGGGTCAGGCAGGCATCCGCAGACTGCGGATTTGGTGTGTCTCCGCCGCCAGTGCTGGACTCCCTACTATGGATATATATAGCGTCTGCATTCATTCCATCTCCACCTCCTTCACCAGCGCGGAGTATGGGATTTTTTCCCCACCGCGCACCACATACACATTTTCCAAATCCCCGGTATCCTCCACATACCTCCGCAGGATGACGGATGCGTACTTTTCATCCAGCTCCATCATATGGCAGATACGGTTTGTCTGCTCACACGCCATCATCGTGGAGCCGCTCCCTCCGAAAGTGTCCAGAACGATGGCGTTCTCCTGGGAGGAATTGCAGATTGGGTATCCGAGCAGGTCAAGCGGCTTCGATGTCGGGTGGTTCTTATTCCGCTTCGGCTTGTCGTAGTTCCAGATGGTGGTCTGCTTCCGGTCGGAATACCACGGATGTTTCCCATTCTTCAGAAAGCCGTACAGCACAGGCTCATGCTGCCACTGGTAATCCGAGCGCCCAAGCACCAGGGAATTCTTCACCCAGATACACACCCCGGCAAGGTGGAACCCTGCATCCACGAAAGCCTTACGGAAATTCAGCCCCTCCGTGTCCGCATGGAACACATATGCAGCGCCGCCCTTCTCCAGATGCTCCACCATGCATGAGAACGAATTGTACAGAAATGTGTAGAACTCCCCATTTTCCATGCTGTCATTCTGGATGGAAAGCCCGCTGCCGCTCTTGAATGCGACGTTATACGGCGGGTCCGTCACGATAAGGTTTGCCTTTTTCCCGTCCATGAGCGCCGACACATCCTCCGCACTGGTGGCGTCGCCGCACATCAGCCTGTGCCTGCCCACCGTCCAGATATCGCCCCGCTCCACGAACGCCGCTTTCTCCAACGCTGCGGAAAGGTCGAAGTCATCATCTTTCACATCTTTTTCACCGTCCCCGGCAAAAAGGTCTGCAATCTCATCCTCACCGAAGCCTGTCAAAGATACATCAAAATCCGCACCCTGCAAACTTTCAATCTCGATGCGTAGCAGTTCCTCATCCCACCCGGCATCCAGAGCCATGCGGTTGTCCGCAAGGATGTAGGCTTTCTTCTGCGCTTCTGTCAGATAGTCCACAAACACACACGGAACCTCTGTAATCCCTTCCTCCTTCGCCGCTGCAATCCTGCCATGCCCCGCGATGACATTGAAATCCCGGTCGATGATGACCGGGTTGATGAAGCCGAACTCCCGCAGGGACGAGCGGAGCTTCGCAAGCTGCTCCGGCGAGTGCGTCCGCGCATTATTCACATATGGCACCAGCTTCCCCAAAGGGATGAGCTGCATCTCGGTTGTCGTCTTACCCATTTTTTATCTACACTCCTTTCCTTGCGCGGAGCAGCCGCTCCATCACATCATCCTGGGGCGTGTTCCCCTGGAATTCCACCGAGCAGTTCTCCTTCACGATCTGGTATATCTGCATCCAGCAGTAATTGGTCTGTTTCATGTAGGACTGGCTCATGGTGACATAAGGGGAGGCGATGGCAGCCCCCGTGGTCGGGTGTTTCGCAAGGAAGCCCGTGGAGGACACGATCTCCTCGCACTGAATCCACCGGGACACGCTCATGGCGTACTGCTCCACCATCTGCACCGTGACCAGCTTTTCGCAGCCCCTCGCTTTCAGCCATGCATACGTTTCGTTGAAAACCTCCTCCGCCACCAGCTCCCGCCCGCTTTTCTGCGGGGATTTCAGGAAGTCCTTCACGGGCGGCACATCCACGCCCTCCAGCTCGGCCGGCTCCATCATGACTTCCGCCGGCCGGCCTTCGGCAATCTTCTCCGTGAGCGCCTTGGGCTTGCGCCCAGCCCCCGGCCTTGCGCCGCCCCGCCCGCTGCCGTCTTTTGCCACTGTTTTCACCCCGTTTCTTTGATTTTCTTTGAAAAAATGCTGCGGAAATCAAACGCCGCAGCACCTTGAAAGCCTTTATTTCAGCGGAATCCTGCACGGGCAATCCCCCGTTTGATTTCCGGTTTTTATGCGTGTGACCCCACGCCCGTTCCCCGGCACACAGGCTGTAGAGATTGATAGGGCCCTGGCGGGTCCACAGGGAACCCGCACACAATGACCTAACGCTTATTCCACCTGTCGCCGCGCTCCGCATGAATCCTTGCATGGCAGGGCTGGCACAGCGACACGAGGTTCTCCTCGTCATGCGTCCCGCCCTCTGCCAATGGCAGCTTATGGTGTACTTCCTCCACCGGCCGCAGCAGTCCTTTCTTCTGGCACTCCTCACAGAACGGATGCTTGGCTGCATAGCGGTCACGGATACGCTTCCATGCCCTCCCATACCTACGGCGTACAGCCGGGTCGCGGTCGTACTTCTCGTAGCGGCGGTTCTCCTGCCGCTCATGCTCCTCACAGAACCTCCCTTCCGTCAGCTTTGGGCATCCGGGGAAGGAACACGGCCTCTTCGGTTTCCTTGGCATCTGCCTCACCTCCTTATAGGCATAAAGAAAGCCCCCGCAGGATTCTTTTGCTCCTGCGAAGGCCCTCTTGACATTTTCTCATGCTATCAGCATACCACGTCCAAAACCAAATGTCATGCCCGCAAAGTGGACACTTTTATTTCCCGTACAGCATGACGGACAATTTTGACAGCGCCCGGTTCTTCCTGCGGTATGCCGAATTCCTCTCAATCTGGAAACGCTCGCAGACGGCGTTGACTGCCGGTCCGTTCCCGCCCATGTAGAAACATTCCAGAACGTAACGGTCATCTTCTGTAAGCTGCTCCCATGCCGGCCCAAACCATGCCATGAATTCCACCGCCTCCCGGTACCGCTCTTTCAGCACATCGATCTCCTCAATGCCCTTGACTATCCTGTCCTCCGCCGCATGGGGATTGTGCGTGTGTGGCATACCGTCAGGCCGCGGGCTGCTGATGCCTCCCATCTTCTGGTATGCCGCCTTGATCTCATCGTCCGTGTGGCTGATGATGAATTCCATCCTCCCGTAATCCCTCAGTGCATTGGCGGTCGCGCCCCTTTTGTCTAAATACTGCCATATGATTCCCATAGCTGATGCCTCCTGTTAAATATTTTTATTTCTCCCGGATTGGCATGGATTGTCATTGATTTTCATGGATTGGCTTATAAATCTAAATCTGCCTTCACCGCATCGATCAGTGCGGCCTGCGTGGTGTCCTTTTCGGAAAGAGCTTTCATGATCCGCTCGTCTATGGTGCCTTTCGTGATGATGTGCTGCACCACCACGGTTTCTGATTGCTGCCCCTGCCGCCACAGCCTCGCCACCGTCTGCTGGTATAATTCCAGTGACCAGGTAAGGCCGAACCACACCAGCGTGTTCCCTCCGCCCTGGAGGTTGAGGCCGTGTCCTGCGGATGCCGGGTGGATCAGCGCCACCGGGATTTCCCCGGCGTTCCATTTCCGGATGCTGCCGTCCGTATCCAGCCTGGAACATGGTATTTTCAGCTTGTGGAGCCGTTCCGTGATGCGTTCCAGGTCATGCCGGAACCAGTAAGCCACAAGCACCGGCTTTCCGTTCGCCGCCTCGATGATGTCCTCCAGTGCGTCCAGCTTCCGCTCATGGATGGCGACCGTCTCCCCGGCATCCGTGTAGACTGCGCCGTTCGCCATCTGCGACAGCTTCCCGGAAAGGGATGCGGCATTGGCGGCTGTGATCTCACCGTCCGGAAGCTGAAGGACGAGGTCTTTCTTCAAATCCGCATAATGCGAATCCTCCTTCTCGGAGAGATACACGGTGTATCTGGAATTTATCAGCTCCGGCATCTGCAGGTGGTCGTCAGACTTCATGGAAATGGTGATGTCGGAGATTTTGCCGTATATCTGCTTCTCCGCCCCAGGCAGCGGCTTGTAGGAAAATACCACCTGCCCGTTCTGCTTATCCGGCCGGAAGTAAGAAGTGCGGTACTGCCCGATGAACCTGCCAAGCCGCTCCCCCATGTCCAGCAGCCGGAACTCCGCCCATAAATCCATGAGGCCGTTGCTGCTCGGCGTCCCTGTCAGCCCCACGATGCGCTTTACCTTCGGCCGGACTTTCATCAGCGCCCTGAACCGCTTCGTCTGGTGGTTTTTGAAGGATGATAACTCATCAATCACCACCATGTCGAAGTCAAACGGTATTCCGCTTTCAGAAATCAGCCACTGCACGTTCTCCCGGTTGATGACGTAAATGTCCGCCTGTTTCTGGAGTGCCGACAGCCTTTCACTTTCCGTCCCGACCGCCACGCTGTATTTCAGTCCCTTCAGATGATCCCATTTTTCAATTTCCGCAGGCCATGTATGCCTTGACACCCTTAATGGGCCAATAACGATAATCTTATGGACTTCAAAGCTATCAAACAAAAGGTCGTTGAGTGCGGTCAGCGTTATCCCTGTCTTGCCCTCAGCCCAAGCCCATATCCAACAGGACAGCCGCTATCGGATGGCTTTTGATATATTCGATTGCGAAACTCTGATAGCTGTGTGGTACGAACTTCATAAGGCATCACCCCCAATCTCTGATATTATTTTTTCAATCTGCCCCTCGTCATCCAGTACATATACCCTGAACCCAAGTCCCCGCAGCAGCCTGTGGCGTGCCGCCTGGAGCGGCCCCGGTTTCTGCCCCGGCGCTTTCAGTTCCACGAATGCCATCCTGCCATGCGGCAGGAGCAGCAGTCTGTCCGGCATCCCGGCAAAGCCAGGAGACGTAAACTTGGGGCAGATGCCGCCGCTTTTCCTGGATTCCTGCACCAGCTTCTGTTCAATCTGTTTTTCCCGCATTCCGTATTCCTTTCTGGACAAAAGGATGGACAACAGCCCGATTTTTTCTATACGCGCGTATATACACATATACACACGCCCATTTCTATATTTTCTTTTATTTTTTCTCAATAGGTTTTGTCTTGTCCTCTTGTCCCAATGTTGTTATTTTCCTTGATATACCGCCGCCCCTTTACAGGACGGGCGGCAGGACACTTATTCGGACGGCTGCCGCCTGTGCCATGGTGTGTTCAGGACAGCTTCCGCTTGTACCCCCGCTGCCGTCCATAGAGCGGGTACGTTGTCCGCTCCGCTTTCTCCCACCCCTCGATCTTGCGCATGATGGCGGCAATGGCATAGGAATCCGCGGGCTTCATGGAGGAGCCGTCCCTGCCGAAGCACTCGCACCATATCTCCATGTTGCAGGCATACATACGCTGTACCGTGCCGTCTTTCCTGCTGACGCCGAAGTCGGAATCACTGAGGTAGCTCCGCCGTTCGAACAGGGACATCTCCGCCCACTTCTCCGGGAGCAGGGTGTCCAGGTACTCCCGCACCAGCCCCTCGCGCTCATCCGTTTCCAGGGCGTCTGCCTGTTCCGCCACGGCGATCTCCGCATCCTGGCCTTCCAGATAGAGCTTCTCCCCTTTCTGGTACAGCACGAGCGTTTCCGCCCATATCTGCGCCACATCCTCTTTCGTGAGCTGCCACGGCTTCTTCCTGGAGCTGCCGGACACGCGCACCGGCCAGAAGCGGCGGTTGCCCGTGATGTCGCGCAGGAAGCCCGTCTCCGCATTCGTGGTGCCTACAATGATGCACTGCCTCGGATGGCTCTCCACATTGACGCCGTAGGATGCGCGGTACTTGTCGTCCACACGGCTGATAAAGGACTTCACAGTCTCAATGTCCGCCTTCCTCATGCCCGCCAGCTCGCCCAGCTCCAGTATCCAGTACCCCTGCAGCTTCTCCGGGCCGGATTTGTCCTTCATGTCCGTAAGCGTCAGGCTGTCGGAGAACCATTCCCCGGCGAGCTTCGCGTAAAAGGTGGACTTCCCGATGCCCTGCGGGCCGTTCAGGATCGGGACGCTGTCAAACTTCGTCCCAGGGCGGTAAACCCTTGCGATGGCCGCCGCCATTGACTTGCGGCTGACCGCCCTTGTGTAGCTGTTATCCGCGGCGCCGAAATAATCGACCAGCAGCGTATCCACGCGGGGGATGCCGTCCCATTCCGGCAGGCTTTCCAGATAGTCCCGGACGGGGTGGTATGCCCGCTCCGCCGCCACCGCTACCACGGCGTCCTTCGTCTTGGTCGGGGAATAGATGCCGTAGTTCCTGGAGAGATACACCTTGAGTGCCGCCGCATCCGAATCGCTCCAGCCGCCCTTAATCTGCTCCCACGGCAGCCCCTCCCTTGCGTCGATCCCGTCCCGGTGGCAGTTGAAGGCAATGCCCTTAAGCTCCTCATCGTTCCGGATGATCAGGACAATATTATCCAGCGTGTCTTTTATGCCGCCTTTCCGGTCAAGCTCCAGGCTTTTCCTCCAGTCCTCCCCGTCTGCGAATTCCTCTCCGGCCTGCCTGCGCCGCTCCTCCAGGGCCTCTACCTTCACGCTGTCAATCGTCAGCGCAAAATCGCACATTGCCTTGAAGGACGCCTTATCGTCAAGCCCGCCGAATTTGTGGATGCGTACAAGATCAAAGGCATTGCAGAGTTTCAGATAGGCAGGGTCTTTTGCATGGTGGCTGTAGGCGAATTTCCCGCCCTCCTTGATTTCCACGCCCGCCATGCTGCTGGACTCGGTCAGGTGGTAGCGGTCTTCCTTGTCCGTAGGCTCATATACATCCTGCAGGAAAGCGTCCATGGCAAGATTTATAGGGAAGAACACCCGGTTGAACAGTCCCACCACGCCCTCTTTTTCAAGCGGGTCCTGCACCTTCTGTATGCTGATGGAATTTGCCCGGCTCTCCCTTGAGGATGTGGGCAGCCTTGTCGGGTCAAGCCATTCCGGATGCGCCGACAGGACGTCATCCGGGTCAAGCCATGCGCCGCCCGCCTCCTTATAGACGAACTCACCGTTGGAAGGCGTACTCGGCCAGTACATGAGCTGGTTAGGCTGGTAGGAGCATTCGTCAAAATAATCCATGCCAAGCCCCTGCGCAAGATACCTCGCCACCGCCACATATTCTTCTGGGGACACGTCCCTTGCCAGTGGGAACACAAGGCGCACCCTCGGTTCTTCCGCCGTATGGCTGTGGGTGCTGTAAAGCACGGAGGCATACGGCACGGCCTTTTCATAACCCGTCAGGAACTCCGGGTCGATGCGGTCGCCGTCCAGCGCCACCATGGAACGGGACTCCACCGTGTCGATCTTCCGCCTGCCGCCCTTTAACACTCCTGCAACAAAGCCGCCATGGTCTTTTGCCGTATCCTTTTTCGATTTCGGGAAACGGGCGTATTCCTCTGCTGATTCCGATGTGCGGATTGTCACTTTCAAGCGTTCCTTAAGTTCTCCAAACCGTATGGTCTTGTTTGACCACTGCTTTGCGCTGCGGCTGTTCCCATATGCAATACTCAACTCACGCATAGCGCGCCCTCCTTACTTTTGGCGTTTCCCCATGTTCAAACCGCGCCTGCCTTGCAAGGCGGTATGCCCGCTCCGTTGCCCTGCGGTCTATGAAACGCCGGTTGTATTCTTCCGCCTGTCCGAACAGCTCCAGATATCCCTCACGGTTGACGCAGGGGAAAGCCGTGCAGTCCATACCGTCAACCGTGCCGAAATGGAACGCCCGCGCTTCCCACGGAAACGGCCTGCCGCTTTCCGCATCTACCCATGACCGCATCCTGTCCAGCGTTGTCCCTGGCGGGATGTCCCCCAGAACTAAAACAGGCGTATCCGATATGGCAGGCAGCCCATCCGCAAGCCCGGCTTTATAGAATGCCAGTATCTTTTCAGAATCTGCCTGCGTCATCTGCCCCTTCACTTCAACATAAAGGCTGCGTATTTCCGAAAACTCACTGCCGGAGCCATAGCCGCCAAGCTGCACCCTTTTGAGCAGGAAATCCGGCAGGTAATGAATCCCGTTCCCAAGGTCATACCCTTCCGGCTCATATTCCCAATCCACACCGCAGGCATCAAAGAACACCGCCCACCTTGCCTCCAGCCGGGACCGGAATAAATACCCCTTGTATTCTGTCTGTATAGCTTTCATTTCCCCCATCAGCCTCCAACCTCCTCACAGTTTTCTGTGAAATAGCGGATTGGCATACCCCGCTTTTCCGCTTTCTCAATCTCCGCCGCCATCCCCGTGGATATGGTGCCGCCGAACACCCACAACTGCTCACACTTCCCCAAAAGCACCAGCCCTGCGAACATACCGATTGCCCGCTCCGCAGGCTTCCCGTCATCCAAAAACTGCGGAAAGAGCAGGTGCGGGGCGAACGGGATCGCGCCGTTCTTCACCGCAAACCTGCTGTACCTTCTTGCTTTCTGCGTGTTGCTTTCCGTATCCCCGGCAAACGGGGAGCATATATAGACAAGCGGCCGGTATGCCCGCTTCGCCGCCTTTTCCTCCTTCTGGATTCCCGATAACGCCGCATGGCTCGTCGGGTCGCTGTATCCCTCGCTGTTATATCTGCTGATTCCCATCAACCATACCTCCATTCTGCCTGCGCCGGCCTTCCCGGACTGTGTCCGCAGGCTTGTAAAACGGGCAGTCCCTCCCGTTAAAGTCATTGTCCTTTAGGCAGGTGCAGACGCCGCCCCTGTTTGCGAAACAGTCGCCGTGTGTCCTGCATTCCGGCATCACATCAGTCATCTTTTTTCCCTCCTGAAATCAATCTGATATTCCCCGCCATCCTTTTACGGAGGACTTCCGTTTTGTTGAACTGCGCCCTCCAGTGCCTCCGCTTCGGGGTATCCGCAGGAAGCGCCTCATCTATTTCTTTGTACATTTTGCATAGTGCCGCATACCCGTCTGCCATTTCCCGCAGCTCCGAAAGCAGCTCCGCCCTCGTTTCATCAGAGCAGTATGAATTGATGAGCCTCGCGGCTTTTCTTGCCGCCGGCATCTTGCAGGGGAAGAACGCCTCCACGTTCAGCTCCATATATCCCGTCCCGTATTCAATCCGCAGCCGTTCCATCATGCACCCCCTGCCTAATCCTTCTGGTAAAAATCGCATTCGTAGCCATCCGCCCGGAGCAGCAGCCCTTTCGCCCAGGGCGGCGTCCTTCCCATCTGTTCACATACGGCAGGAAGGGACATACTCCTGTCCGCTTCAATTATGATCTCATCATGCACCGTAGCCACGATTGCACAGTTCCGTAAAGTCCGCATGGCATAGCAGAGAATATCCCGGCTGACCGCCTGCACAATGTTCTCCACAAACTTGGGGCCATAGCTTTCCAGCCGCTCCCATTTCTTCGTGCCGCCCACTCCCATGTAAGTGACGGACTCCCCGCCAAACCGGTTCTTGCCAATCCTCGGCTTCACATACGCAAGCCGCCGTCCGGAAAAAAGCGTGATGAACAGCATCCCGCTCTGGTAATCAAAGCGGATGCCGTGTGTCTCCGTTGGCACTCTCTTTTTGATGCATTCCTTCACGGCACGGTCTACTGCCCACCAGAATTCCGTAATGCTTGGGTTGGAATCCCGCCATGCCGACACAAGCGGCTGCAGCTCTTCCTCCGCAAGCCCCATCTCCAATGCGCCCATGGATTTCAATGCCCCGACTGATCCGCCATAGCCGAGGGCCAGTTCCGCTATCTTTCCTTTCTGCCGCAGATGCCCGTTTACGCCATGTTTCTCAACAGGCACATGGAACATCTGGCTTGCCGAGGCACAGTAAATGTCACCGCCTCCCTCGAACACCCTAAGACGCCACCGCTCCCCGGCAATCCAGGCAATCACCCTCGCCTCGATAGCGGAAAAGTCCGCCACAATGAACTTCCTTCCGTCCTGCGGCACGAAAGCCGTGCGGATGAGCTGCGATAGCGTATCCGGGATATCCTCATAGAGTATGGCAAGGGCATCGAAATCCCCGGCTTTCACAAGTTCCCGTGCCTGCGCCAAGTCCGGGATATGGTTCTGGGGCAGATTCTGCAACTGTATAATGCGGCCGCTATACCGGCCGGTTCTATTGGCTCCGTAAAACTGGAACATCCCGTGCGCACGGCTGTCCGCGCACACCGCATTCTCCATTGCCTGGTATTTCTTCACGGAGGACTTGGCAAGCTGCTGCCGCAGGGCAAGCGCCTCCCCCAAAGGCTCCGGCGCAGTCTTTAACAGTTCCGCCACCGCCTTTTTATCAAGGGAATCCGTCTCCATCCCATTCTCCGAAAGCCACTGCTTCATCTGCTGCACGGAATTTGGGTTCTCCAGTTCCGTCAGTTCCTGCATGGCGGTTGACAGTTCCGACTTGGAGCGTCCGTCCATGGCGATTGCCCGTGCGACCATCTCCATATCCACCCCGATGCCCCGGTCGTTGATCTCCTGGTCCTGCCAGTATTCCTCCCACACAAAATCCAGAACCGGGAACTTGGCAAGCCTCTGCTGTATCTGCATCTCCGCCTCCACATCACGAAAGTTGTATTCCTTAAACCGCTCCCATTTCTCCCTGTCATGTTCCGGCAGATTCCGCGTCCTGCCGCCATTCGTCTTGGTCGGCTTGCACGGGACGCAGAAATACCGGATCAGGTCCTTTCCCTCTGACAGCTTCTGCTTTTCCAGCCCAAGCACTGCGCCCACATTTTCCAAAGACAGCGGGAGGCCAAGCGTGGCCGACCAGACCATGGAGCATTTCCAGGACTCCGGCTCCAGCCATTCCCCAAGGTAATTTGATAAGCACACCCTCTCGAACATGGCATTGAACGCCCATTTGATGACAGACTCATCTGAGAGTGCAGCCAGGATATCCGCAGGGATTTCCTCCCCGCAGGCAACATCGACCACCTCCACTTCACCGCCGTCCACGCTGAACCCAAATAACAGAATCTCAAAATTCGGCGAGGAAGAATATTTGTAAACGCCGCATTTGGATAAATCCACATCGCTGTACGTTTCAATGTCAATTTCTATAGAATTCAATTCCACCAGCTCCTTTCACCGCCTTAAGGGCGGCAGGGAAAAGACAGACGCCCTCTCCCCGCCACCCGGCAGCTGAGTTTCCGTTTCTCTGGTTATGACAGGAAATCTTCCTCGTCCGCATCCGCAAAGTCATCCTCCGCACGGGACTTCCCGCCCAAAGGCTCCCCGTCACGGATCTTCTGTAAATTGTTCAGCCCGCAGGCGATACCCTTATTCCCGTTGGAATTGAACGCATAGAAATTGATGCTCGCCCTGCCGTATACACCGCTGTACACCTCGGACGTATCAATAATCGGCTGGCGGTCCGCATCCACGATGCCGGGAGCCGTGGTGCTGTTGGCATTGACGAAATAAGAATCCGCATAAGCCTCATCATCCGGGCGCTCCGTATCCCCGTCACGCAGCGGGGTCTTCAGCACGGAAAGCGCAGGGACGCTCCTGCCATTCCCCTTCAGCTTCGCCTCGCCCTCATGGTAGGCCGCTTCAATCGCAGCCTCGATTTTTGCAATGGTCTTTTTGTCAGATTTCGGGATGATGAGCGATACAGAGTATTTTGGCTCACCTCCGTTAATTGCCTTTGGGGTCCACACATTTGCATAGCTCCACCGGGTGTTCGGTCCCGTGATCACTTTCGTTGGATTATTGGCTGTGTTTGACATATGATTTTCCTCCTGACTAATCTTCCTTGAAATCTTCCTGCGCCGTGTTCATCTCCGACCTCTTGTCGCTCTCCGGGACTAACGCAGGCTTGCCCTGCGGCTTCTCCACAAGGCCCTTCAAAATCTCTGCAAATTTCTTCTTGCCGAGCAGCTTCTCCATAGCGGTAATGCCCAGGAGCTTCGGCTCATACGGGTCAAAGCCCGCCTTCTTCACGGTATCCGCAACGGCATCCTCATCCGTGTACTTCCGGTTGGACCTTCCGGCCACAACCTTGAACCCGGCATACTTCACACCGCTTAACGCCTGCTGCAATGCAAACTCTTTCACATCCGCCGCCCATGCCGCCAGCTCATCCGCTTTCACAAGGATCGCCGCAATCTCGTCATCCTCCAGCGTGGCGGGCATCTCGAAGTCATACTTCGCAAGCTCCAGGTTGTATTCCGCCCGTTTCCTGCAGACCGCCTTCGCCTTGCAGAATTTGCAGTGTTCCCCCGCACAGAACTCACCCTCCCCGGCATAGGCCAGCTTTGCCTTTTCGGAAAGCTCTCCTTCCGCCCACTGGAGAAGGTCATCCTTCGCCATGGCATACACGCTGACATTCTCACGGCGCGGCTGGTAGATCGCCATGCGGACGGCGTCAATGTCATAGATGCCGTCAAACAGCTCCAATGCGCCCAGGGCATACAGCATCATCTGCGGGTTTCCTTCTGCGGAAACCTCCACGCCCTTGCCGTGCTTGTAGTCGATGATATACAGCGTCCCGTCTGCGATGATGACGCAGTCACCTGTGCCGAAGCCCTCTTCCACATACCGGGAAAAGTCCAGACGCTGCTCGATCAGCACCACAGGGTCTTTGCAGGTTTTCTTTGCCTCCTCCACCAGCGAGAGGACATACTCCGCATACCCGCAGGCACATTCCTCCATCTCCTCATCGTAGAAAGCAAGCCCCTCTGTCGGGTCTTCGGTCTTCATGCCGAGTAGAGCTTTCAGCTTGTGTTCGCACAGGCTGTGGGCGTCGGTGCCCTGCTGCGCGTATTCGCTGCCCGTATCCTCATAATTTTCACAGAGCCTTGCAGACGGCGGGCAGGCAAGCCACCGGTGGCTGGAGGATGCTGACAATAAAGCGTGTCTTCCCATCACAGCACCTCCGCTTCCGCCAGCAGTGCCGCATACTCCGCCGGGTCGATCTCCGACAGCTTATCCGCGCCGTGTTTATTCAGCAGTTCCCGCACTTCCTCCGTGTGTCCGGAGCGGGACTTCTCCGCCAGCACTGCGCGGACTTCCTCCAGCGTCAGCGGCCTCTCCTCCGGCTCCTGCTTTGCCGCAGGCTTTTCCTCTTTCTTTGCCGCCTTCCCTGCCTTTCCCGCTTTTTCCGGCTCCTTTGTATCTGTCCTCCCTGCTTCCACGGCACCGTTGTCCGCCACTGCATCC